CAGTGCATCTACGGATACTCATTCCGGTTGGAACTCTGGCTCTAGTTATTTTGTTGTTCCTGTTCCAGGTAAATATAAAATTATTGCTGTGGCGACTGTTTATCAAAATACTTCTGGAGGAAATGCTTTAGAGCAAATTTTTATCAACGGCGTCAACGTAACTCAGATTTATTCAGCAACAATTTCTGCTGGTATAGCCATGCCACTAACGGTAGTCCATGAATACGACGCAAAAGCTGGTGACCAGATTCAAGTTAAGTTGTCAAATTCATCTGGCAACATGCAGCTTCTTGGTTCCACAGTTGGGGCAACTCATACTTTAACAATTACTAGAGAAGGCGGGTCTCAGCAAATTGCAGCTAGTGACTCTGTCAGCGCAAGATACACAGACGTATCTGGGGGAACACTTGCCACTACTGCCACCGTGTTCAAGTACCAAACAAAGGTTTGGGATAATACTTCTGAGTATTCAACTACCACAGGTTCATTCACTTGTCCCGCACCAGGTAAGATGGAAGTAAAAGCATCTTTGAGAAGCGGTGTTGGAACACTGACAACCTCTCAAGGATTCCTACTTTATGCGTACAAAAACGGATCTTTGTATGCCCCAATTGCCACGGCTCTTGGAACGGGAGCAGCAAACTTCTATCACGCAGTAGGGTCAACTTTAGTCGATTGTTTAGCGGGAGACACAATTGCTGTTTACGCACTTTGGGGTGGGGCTACCGCTCCAGCCGCAGATACTACAGCGACTTTCAACTGGGTAACATTTAATAGAGTGAGTAACTAGGCATGGGGGTAACAGGGGTGGAGCTTACGGCCAAAGATTTATTCCAGATTGCTGGATTAGTAATTGGCTTCATCTCCACCTTTGCAGTTATTCGGTACAAAGTGGATGAACTTGCTAAAGACATCAATGGACTTGGGGCAAAAATAGGGTCGATAGACAAAAAAATAGACTCTTTTAGGATTGAGGTCATTAGCAACATGAGCGAGGCCAAAGTAGAGATGGCCGAGGCTTTAAAAAATCTAGAGATAGATATGATTAGATCTACCTCCACTATGAGTGCAGAGTTGGGTCAGTATAGAAAGAGTAATGACAATGAAGCACGAAAATAATGGTAAATGTCAGAAGTGCCTAGGAATCTTTGGAACCTATCCAGGATTCCATCAAGGTCTACTAGACTGGTTTACCAATTTTCAAGCGACACATCCAGAGGCACACATTTCTTGTGCTGGTCGGGGGAAAATAGAGCAAGAGAGGGACTTTTTCAAAGGGGCTTCCAAAGCTCATTATGGACAAAGCGCCCACAATTATAACTGCGCAATTGATGTTTTTGCCATGCTACCTGGTGAAAACACTATTTATCCACTTGCGTGGTTTCACAATATCCTTTCCCCACAAATACCAGACTGGTTAGACTGGGGATGGCACTGGACTAGATTCCCTGAAATGCCACATCTGGAAGTGGCGGGATGGGAAGAGTTACGAGATAATGGGCATGTACATTTAGTAGAATAAACTTCAAGGAGGAGTTATGCGAATAAAATTGTTTATCATGGTTGTCAGCATCGTAGGATGCATTTCTTTTTTAGCAAACGCAGAAGTGGCGACAGCGTCACCAACCCCAGTGGTTGCGGCGTCTCCAGCCCCCATCGCGTCACCAACCCCAGTGGTGGTACCCCAACAAAGCGCCACAGAAGCAATCAACAAAGTCCAACCACCACCAGATTGGCTCGCTAGAGCAATCTCTATTGGCACCTCTTTACCTCTTGTTGGCCCCTACCTTATTGAAGCAATGAAGATTCTAGGAGTTATTTCTAGCATTCTTACTCTTCTTGTCTCTTTTTTGATTGCAGCAATGAAGGTACTTGTACCAGTTCTCAAGATTGCAAAGATGGATTCACTTGCGGCTTTTATGGAAGCATTTGGTTCATCTAATGTCATGTACTGGTTGAAATTCTTCTCCATGTACAACGCGAAAAAAGAATAGTTCTTCGGGGGGTCTATGCAAACATTAACTTACGGTTATATTAAGCCTCAAAGCGGGGACAGGGGTTCGGCCTTATTCAATGCCCTTGAGAGTAATATCCAAAAGGTCAACGACCATAAGCATGATGGATTAGACTCCTCTCCAATTAGCACAAAAAGTATTCTCGCAGAAACTCAGGCACTCAGCTCTTCAAACTGGGTGGCCTACGGAGCTGCGGGATTTTTCAGACAGCTTGTTACTTTACCAACGGGCTTTCTATTTGACAGTATCCAGATGGGTTTTCGAGTAGGTGGAAACGTGGCTTTTCTTGATGTGGAAAGAGTGGACAATTTCTCTTACTACGTATACTCGAATGATAGTACAATCTCTCCAACGGTTCTCTATGGTGGTTGATGGAATTAAGCGATTACAAAAACCCCCTGGAGGTCGTTGATTTTTCAGGGGGTATCACAGACAATGTCTACTGGCAGGACCCGCGAAGAGCTAAAACTCTTGATAATCTTCTTATTAAATCTGATCGTTCTGTGGATAACCGTCCAGGATCCGTTGTTGATGATCTTACGCATCCTTTGATCCCCGCTGGAAATCAGAAGATAAACACCCTGATAAACTACGCAAATTCAGATAAACTCTTTGTCCATTCTGCAAGAAAGATCTACTACAGAAACCCATCCAGCTACCAGACGCTACTAGGGCCTACTGGAAATGATGTTTTAAGTGCTGGAAGTACGTCAAATTTTCTATCTTTTGCGCAAAGTAACGGACATATTTTCCTCACAAGTGATGCTTACCCCTCTCCTCAAAAAATATACAAAGATCAACTAGGAGCGTACCAAGTAAGAAGTGCAGGTCTCCCAGCTTTGGCAGCAAGTCCAAATGTGACAGCGGGAATTGCAGGAGTAAATGATTACGTCTACTCTTTTGCCTATGATTATCTCTACCAAGTAGGTACCCCTACTGGGATTACCAAATTTGAAGATATTGGTCCGGTCACTCAGTTTAGATTAGTTGGTTCTGGTGATCCTTCGGCAAGTGCAAATAGCATCACGGGTATCCCTGTTTTAGCAAATGGTGCAACAAACAATTGGGACACTTCCAACATAAAAGTTTTCATCTATAGAACCCTCTCTGGTGGGACTGTTTCCTATAAAGTGGGTGAAGTAACAAATGGAACTACCACTTTTCTAGACTCAGTTTCAGATGCAGTTCTTCAATTAAATGATACTTTGTATATTGATGACGGCACCCTAGATTTTGACCCCCCACCCATGTCCAGATACATCCACATTGTAAACAACACTGGATACTACGCTTCTTTATATGAGGGTGGTGAGGAGAAGAGGACAACCATTCGTCAATCTATACCTGGAGCCCCAGATAAAGTTCCAACCGCTTTTGAGGTGGTGGTTGAGGATAGGCTTACGGGTATGAGTTCTGCCAGATCTAATCCGATAGCTCTTTGCGAGAAGTACATCTACCGAATAGAGCAGTCTTTCGATAATGCGGGAAGAGGAGCACCAAACGCTATCCGTTTATCAGACACGGCTGGATGTGTTTCCCACAATTCCATTGTCCAGGCTGAGAATGGTATTTTTTGGTTTGGCAATGACGGGGTTTATTACTGCGACTCTTACCAGACAATGAAGGTATCAGATGGAAACAATGAAAGGTATAAAACCCTTCTCTCCACCATCTCAGACCCCAGGAAAATCACTGGAAGATTTGATGAAAAAGAAAGACGCATTTACTGGACCATCCAGACAAACTCTACCTCTTTGGACATAGACTCTCTTCTTACACTTGAGTTGAGATGGGGTATTTCCAATGATATGCCGTTTGAGACTGCAAGTGGTGCTTCCTTTAGACCCTCTGCTATTGAAATCTTTAATAAAAAACTCTATCGTGGCGACACTCGTGGGTATGTTTTTATCCATGACCCAAGCTACACGACAGACCCAAAAGTGGACACTTTAAGTGCTGCAAGTACCTGGGCCAAAGAGACAATAATTTGGACGTATGAGTCCATCAATTACAACTTTGGGTCTACGCATTTGCGAAAATATGTGACTAAGATGCTTCTCACAGCACAGAACAAAGACAACACCTCTATCCAGATTACCGCCATAAATGATGATGGCCGGACTACAAGAGCGTTAAAGCCAATTAGATGGAGACGTAACTTTGTTTGGGGAGATAATGAGTTTCTATGGGGAAATACGGACTGTGTATGGAATGCAGTAGGGATCATTGAGCAGTTTCGGCGAATGCCAGCAAAAGGTATTCGGTTGTCTTATCTGCGGCTTATGGTTTCAAATGCATTTAGTATAGTTTTAAATTCAGACATGGCTGGTCTTGCTCATTTCAACCCTAGCTTAAAAACAGCCACGCTTTTAAATTCTTCTCAAACATGGCCTGTGGACTCTGTAGATTATGTCATCACCACAGAAGTGGACGGGTATCAGAAGCAATTTCCTGTGACTTATGTGGGAACGGACACCATCCAAGTCCTAGACCCAGGTGGACAGCTTCCTTTGGGAAATTATAAATGGGAACTTTGGGGTTATAGGAAGGGTGAGCCTTTGAACCTTCTTTCCTACAATCTTGTTTGGGATCACGCAAGCCAGACCCAACTCACTTACCACGCTGGACAGGATGGCAGCAATACTTGATACTAGGAGGTGTCTATGCCTTTTAAAACACTACTTGATTTACGTACAAAGATTGAGCGAGATCTCGACCTAGAGGCCGAGGAGTTTGTACAGCCACAAGAGATGATTGAATACATCAATGATGCTATCGCTATCTCTGAGGCAGAAATTGTAAAGCTTGGACTTCGAGATAAGTACTTTTTAACCAGGTACACTTTTAGTGTGGTAAAAGATCAAGAGGACTACACTCTTCCTGCCAACGTATACGCAAACAAAATTCTTAAACTTGTTTATCAGAATGGAGCTACTCTCTACACTCTTCGTCCAATGGACTCAAAAGATATGTTTGAGGACATCCAGTTTCTAAATAAATATGTTACCACTGAGTTCTATAGATATTTAATTCGCCATGATCTCCCTGGTGAAGAGAGAATTCAGATTGTGCCTAAAGGACGCTTGTCCGTGGCAAATGCAATAACTGTTTGGTACTACCGAGATGCAAACAAACTGTCTGTGGATACGGATGTGTGTGATTTGCCTGAAATATGCTATCAGTTTATTTACCAATCTGTTCGAACTCGTGTGTATGAGAAGGAGAAGGGTACTGCATGGCGTGAGGCTATGAATGACCTTTTGACTGTTCGAAACCTTATGGTGGAGACTCTAACACAGCAAATCGTTGATGCAGATTTAACTGAAGTAGAAAAAGACATGAATGTCTACTGGGAGCACAGCTAATGGGATATAGTGGAACTAACGCATGGGACATGCCTCCAATAATGGCTGCATCAAAACAACCAACAAAAATGATTGGCGAGCAAAAGATAACTCTCGATCCCCCTCCAGATGATCGAACTCCGTATGAGAAAGCAGCGGGAGTCAACCCACCCACTTTTCTCAGCACCACAGATCCTACTGGAAATCTAAAAGATCAATTCAAGTTAGATCCGTATAGTGGGGAAGCTCTCCAAGCCCTAAAATCGCAAGCGTTTGCTCAAGGGGATTCACCCTGGGCACAAATGCAAAAGACTCAGCAGCAATTGGAGCAACAAGGCGCCTCGGATACAGCGACAAAAAGGGCCATGCAAGCATCCAGCGGAGCACTCTCAAACCTTGCCAGAACTGGCGGGGCCACAGGAGGAGCAGCGGCACTTATGGCAAGACAAGGTGCTAGGGATGCACTGGGAGCACAGCAGGATATCTCCAGGCAAGGAGTTATGCAGCGGCTTGGTATTAACCAGCAAGATTTGGATAGGAAAAATTCTTTGCTTGGTAAATTTGGTGATATGGAAAACCAGGCAAATCAAACAAATATCAACCAAGCATCAAACTCAATGACTCTCCAAAATGCTTTCAACACAAACAGATACAATCAGCAGATGGCGGCGTGGGGAGCAAAAGAGACAGCAAACGGAATGCGCTCAAGTGGTGGGGGCGGGAAGAAGTGAATCTTCATGTTGTCGGTCTAGAAGAGTGGAAGGTGATGAGCGCAAATGCTCACAAGGTTTGTTTCACAGATGAACAATCACCAGACATTCTTACTTGTTCCTACGCTCTTTTAGTTACAGACAAAAATAACGACTCCCCACTTGGGTATGCAACGCTTGTGGAGATGAACAAATCTTGTGTGTACATGCAACACGGTGGCAGTATGCCGAACATCCGTGGAACAATTCATGTGATGGCAGCCTATAGACTTATCTTAGAGTTTCTTAAAAAGAAGTACACACGAATTACTACTAGAATTAAAAACACAAATATTCCCATGCTAAAAATAGCAATTGCCCAAGGTCTCTTGGTGACTGGAATAGATGTGGTAGAGAATGAAACTTTTCTTCAACTTTCTTGGAGCGTAGGAGGATAGATATATGGACCCGATTACCCTTGGTTTAATTATGGGTGGAACTGGCCTTGTTTCTGGCTGGATGAATGCACAGGCGCAAAAAAGGGCCAATGAACAGCAAACAAAAATGGCAGCAGCTCAGGCTGAATTTTCTCCATGGACAAATATGCGTCCAGAAACTCCCCAGATAAAACCAGCTGACCCAGTTGGTGGAGCTTTGGCGGGAGGTCTGCAAGGTGGACTTTCTGGGGTAATGGCGGCTCAAGGTAAAAAAGAAGTTCCTCAAGCTAAACCCACATATTATGGAGACTCTAACGAAGATTCTCTGAAATGGTTTAGCAGACAATCTTAATTGGGAGGGTAAAATGCCTGTGTATAATAATCTTTTAGGAAATGAAATAGACCCAGAAAATAACCCAGATCTGACACAATTTGGATCAAGTATGTCCATGGGGGGGTCTCTAAGCGGAGCCGCACTTCCATCTGATCTATTTGCACAGCACACAGCAGATCTTGCACAGAAGTTTAAATACTACCAAGGTCAGCATGAAGATGCCTTGACCAAGCTAAAAGATTACATGCAACAATACGAATCAAATCAACACGGTGGTGTAGACTATCGGCCACTTGCTGCTTTTATTGGAGGACTTCCTCAACACCAGAACCCACAATTATCTCAAATGGCTCAGTCTATTGAGGAAGAAAAAGCACAAAAAGCTAAGGGTCTCATGGATACTCAGACCAATATTGCCAAACAGTATGAGGCACTAGCTAAAGAAGCAGAGAAAGATAAAAACTTATCTGGAATGATGGGCGCTATGTATAGGCAAAACCGCATGGGACAGATAGACGCAAAAGAGGCTAGGACGACCATGAATAATGATAGCCTACTTAAACAATATAACCCAAGGCTCGAAGGTGCTGCAAAAATTGGAGAGTTAATTACAGATGCTTTATCTGGTAAGCCAGACAAGGTTGTCTCCAATCAAGCCTTACTTGGTCAGGTAAATGCCGAGATTGCAAGGCTGGAAACTGGTGCAAATAACCCAGGACTTCATGCCGCAGAGAAAACAGAGCTTATGGATAAAGGGGCACAGCTTTATGCTCTAAGAGATTCTATCACTGGTAACCCAAAAGATGCGGTTGATCCAAGAGTATTAGTTTCAGCTCAAAAGCTGGTATCGGAGCTGCAAAAATCATACATGAAAGGCATTGATGCACGTATGGCATACCTCACAGCAGGTATGACTCCCGCGCAAAAGAAAATTGCAATGGATAAGCAGCACACTCTGAGAACCACATACGCTCCACGTTTTAAAAAAGGATGGGAAGGCCTAAACTCTAAAGAGACAAACGAGCCAAATCCAGCCACAATGTCAGAAGAAGATCTGCACAAACTGTCAGACAAAGAACTCCAAGATTTATACAATAAGCATGTTGGAGGTAAATAATGCCTACTCGTGAAGAGATGATAGCTGCTTTGGCGCAAAGTCAAAGAAAGGCTCCATCTAGAGAAGAAATGATTGCAGCTCTGTCTGGAGCGAAAAAAGAAGCACAATCAACTGAGGATGTTCCTCCAACACAGTGGGATCCTTGGGAAGAAAAGACTTTTGAGTACTTAAAGCCAAAGCTTCAGGCTGTAGCTCCCTACATTTCTCCAGTAATGAAAGTTGTAGATTATCCTTTTGGTCTTTTGCGCTCTGGTACTGCTATGGGGCTAGGAGCTGTAAAAAATTTATCAGAAGGTAAAAGCCCTTTATCCGCAAACTATGTTACCGAAGAAGATGCTAAAAATACTCTTCTTGGAAGTGCTCCTTCAATGGGGGAATATTTTAAAAAATTAGGGGTGCCTACTGGTGGTGTTACAAGACTGCCATTACTTGGAAATGTGTCTACTCGTGGAGCCGCTGGACTAGCTGCTGACATAGCCCTTAGCCCGACAGGTGTTTGGGAAGATATGGGAAATGCGGCAATGAGAGGAAGCAGAAAGCTTCTAAGCGCAACTTCTGGAGTTCCAGCCGCAGCTACAGAAAACTTTTTAGAAAACTACCCAAGACTTAATCAGATGATAAATGATAAGTCTGTTACTAATTATGTGGAAAATCTCCAGCAAGGAGCACAGGGAGTAGTTAATCAATCTCAAAACAATGCGCTAAAGTCTTTACAAAACATCTATCCAACCTTGGATAAAAATGTTGCAACCACTACTGCACAAGAAGCAACCCAAAAAGCTAATAAACTACTTCAACAAGCACAGAATATTGCAGAGAACAAACTAAGCGGTGCCCAAAAAGCTATGGAGTCATCTGCAAAAGAATCTTATGTAAAAGCTCTCACAGAGCATTTTGGTACACCAAACTTAGAAGAAGGCGTAAACCAAAGAATGGAGGACATTGTAAAAAACCTCCAAGAGTCCTATGTTCAAAAAAAGCTAGATCTGGGTAGACAATTTGAAGAAGCACTTCCAGCAGGAGAAGGAACGGCAAAATCTACAGACGTTCTTGAACCATTATTTAGCACAGTTAGAAAACTGGAGAGTTCTCCACTTGCACAAACACCACATGTTCAATCTGAAATATCTGCGTTAAAAGAACAGATCATTGGTATTGGAACAAATCTGCCAGAAGATCTAACTGCTCAAGGACTTTTTGACTTACAAGATATCCTAAAAGCAAATGCTAACTACACAAATACCACCTTTCAGAAAGGTGGGTCTGGATTATCCAGAGCAGACAAATTGTGGCAAAATGCAAACAAACAGGCATACTCTAAAGTAAATACTGAGCTTGAAAGACTCGCTGGTCTTAGCGGATTGAAGTCTGAATATTCAGACCTACTAAAGCATGGGGATTTTTTAGAGACGCATTTCTCTGACCCACAAAAGACTTTTTCTACCCTTAAAAAAATATCTTCTTCAGACCCAGGAAGTATGTTTATTAGAAAAGATGCTCAAGGTATTTCTGGGCTTACTTCTTTTGATTTAGCAAAAGAAGCAAATGCGGTTAAAAACTATGACACTTTGGTTAAGACACCAGAGAAGATTATTGACCAAAAAGCATTTGATTCACTATCTCAAGCAAAGCAAGCTGCACAGAAAAATATCCAGTCTAAGCAAGACCTTCTATCCTCCACTCTTGGAGACAGTACAAATTTGGATAAACAAATAGGTATGTCCCCAGATAAATGGAGTTCAAAGCAAAGACAAGCCGCTGATATGGTGAAGAATCTTAGCGGCACAGATATTTCCAATCTCAGCACACAAGTGGGTAATGCCCCACTACTAGAGGATTTGGGGAATGAGGCGCTCAAGGGAATTACTCCAGAGGTGAACAAGTACCAAGAGTTGAATCAGATGTTTAATCGGTATTTATCTTCTCCAGAAAAAGCATACAAATCTTTATCTGGTATCGAAGCCCCTAGTAAGGTATTTCAGAAAAAAGAAATTCTTGATTTAAAAAACTCTGGGATAGACCTAGGACAAGCCGCAAAGGACCTTGAATCCTACAGATATTTTGAAAATCCAGGATTAGCCCCATATTCTACTGGAGGATCTACTTCTACAAGTAGAACTCTTATTGGTACTGGTGTGGGGGGAATGCTTGGGTCCTTTTTTGGTCCTCAAGGATCTGCTTTGGGAACAGGTATGGGATATGCAGCAACAAGTCCACTAGCTTTAAAAAAAGTCGTAGGGGCACAACATGCCATTACGCCATACGCGCAAAAGTTTTCAGAAGAATATCTTCCAACCATTTTAAATGTAAAAAACCCTTGGATCGAATTAAATAAGGAGAAAAAACCATGAAAGTAGCTATTCACGCAGAACCAATTGGCGAAGGAAAAGATAAAGAAGATGCAGCAGATAAAAAGCTAGATGCGTGGGAGATTCAAAACCATGTAGACACTCTTCATAGGGCCGAAAAAATCAAAGGGGATGAAAAGCTTATGAAGCAACTCCATCCCCACATCAAAGCCCACCAAGAGGCAGCACACAAAATTACGTCAATTAAACAGCTGAAAGAGGTTGCTCGGAAGAAACTCTCTGAGCAGGAAGAGGCTTAGTCAAACCACCATGCAACAAAGGTTCAATTGCTAGTAATTCATTCACTGACAGTTCGAACCTTTGGAACATGACCTTGTCAAACTTCTCGATCTTTGAATCAAAATCTAGCTGCATACAAGCACTAAATCTTTCATTCGCTACCGTCTCATGCTCTTTCTTAATTGCTCTGTGGGAAGGCTTACCCTCCTCCACTATTTCCTCACCAAGTTCTTCAAAGATTTTATCAATCATCACCTGGGCATAGGTTCGGTGATTGTTCACTTCTTGCACGAGCATAAGAAGTTTCTGAGTCACTGGAAAAGGCAACCTTGCAGGGATAAGCCTGTTCAAAACCCCAATAAATACATCATTTCTGATATCCGCATACTTAAGTCTAATAGTTTCCACTTGATTCTCCTTTACTAATTCTTAACAATTGAATTTGTACCCACTCCCAGTTCTCTGGAAAAACAAACGATGCAAAACCACCAGACTCATGGATCTTGTTTAAAATATGAGCCTGAAGTGTCCCCTTCATTTGCTCTTTCACAGATCTTTTAAGCTCCAAGGCAACAAAATGACCATTAACACAACAAAGAAGATCAGGTATGCCACGAATACTCCTCTCCTGGGTTTTAACAGACCAGGTGTTGGGTAAATCCGCTAGAAACTTTTGCACCTTGGCCTGAAGTTCTCTCTCCAATGGCGGCTTCGATTTCTTCAATACTTTTCGCTTCAATTCCGTCATGGAAAGATTCTAGCGAGTAACTAAGCCCCACTGTCAAAGGTAAATGATTATATTTGTAAACACCCTCCATTGTATCTTTGATGAATCTAAGCCCACCAAGATTTGCCAAAGGAACCTCAAAAAGTAACTCATCATGTACTTGCATAATTATGCGTGACCCGCACATTCTCTTATCCCCATGAAGAAGGGTCATGACTTCTTTAACCACATCCGCACATCCACCCTGGATAATCCCGTTGATGGCTTTGTATGCAAAATTTGGGTTTTTGAAATCAAGTTTTCTTCCCGCCCAAGTATAAACAAAACCACGCTCTTTTGCGATGTCTGAGGCCTGATAGATAAGTGCTTTTACTCTGGGTAGTGCACCAAAATATTGGTACTTAAAAGCCTTTGCTTCGTCGTAGGAAATTCCCAAAGCATTAGCTAGTTTTTGGATTCCCATACCATAGAGGAGTCCGAAGTTCAGCGTCTTAGCAGCTTTGCGGCTAAGTCCAGTCATATCCGCTGTAGCTTGGTGAGGATCATGTCCTTCCAGGATCTTATTGATGAGACCAAGTTCCCCAGCATAATCAAGCATCATTCGAAATTCCATTTGGTTATAGTCTGGCATAAAGAAAAAATACCCAGGACTTGGAACCAAGGCTCTACGTATTGGATAATCTGAGTCATCCTCTGCGGGTACGTTTTGGAGATTAGGGTCTGCAAAGGAGAACCGTCCAGTCCTTGTTCCACTCTGCTTCATGTCTGGATGAAGAAATCCGTCTGCTTGAGATAAAGTCAGAAAGCTTTGAAAGTAAGTATCCTTCCTCTTTGCCGCTTCCCTATGGGCCAGGATCTTTTGTGGAAGCTCCTCTTTTGAGGAAGCAAGAACTGTTTCTGCTATAGACTCATTCCCCTTCTCAGTGCTTCCCGTCTCCACATCTATTTCTTTTAATTTTGGGGCTAGAACCTGTATAGAATCCACAAACTCTTCATTGTACTTTAGCTCAAACCATCTTTCGATTGCGGTTTGTTTTGCCGCTTCATGCTCTAGTCCTTGCTGTACAAATTGACGGTTAATAAGAACTCCACGCTCCTCAACCTCAGCGCAAACATTTAACAGCTTGCACTCAGTAGCAGATAGAGAACGAAGCTTTGGACCAAAGCGAGAATTCCTTTCTTCCTCCATTTGCATCCTGGATAGCTGACTCTGGTACAGTCTTTCTGTAATATCTACGTCCATAGCTGCATATGGAGCTACTACACTGAAAGGAACTAAATGGTAAAATTTCTCTATAAAGGGCTTTTTCTTACCAAAAACTGTCGTCGTGCGAAAAAGATTATGCTTTTCTATGTACTTTTCAACACCATCATCCTTCTCATATCCTGGCAGATTTCTCTTCACACAGGAATCGAGATTGTACCGCATTTCATCATTGGAGAGCAGTCTTTCAATGACCATCGTGTCCCAGAGTTCCCCTTTCAGTTTTACTCCGAAAGTATGGTAGATCATGTGCCAGTCAAATTTTAAATTGTGGCCAATCCATCTCGTATCCATCTCCAAAATGGGAAGGACTTTTGAGAACTCTCTGTGGGTAAAATCCTCTGATATAGACTCGATTGTAGAATAGTCTTTAAAATTAAAATAGTAGATGTGCCCATCTACCTTTATCCCGAAGGAAAAGACTTTATGAAGGAAGTAGTTTAGCCCTGTGGTCTCTGTATCAATAACAATTGGGGACTTTGACGCTAAGATTTTTTCGATAATCTGGGGAGTTTCTGCATACGGTACCCACTCCCCTAAAAAAGTCTCCCAAACCCTATTTACACCGACAATGCTAAAAGAAACTTCCTCCATTATCAGACTCCTCTTTCTTTATCTTTTTCATATTGATCCACGGAGAAGTCTTGGGGCTTTTGGTTTTTGACGAATCCTTTTCAGGCAAGACCATCCCCGTGGATGCTTTATCATATTCTTGAATTGTTTTTTGACTAATACCTGCCTTTTTCGCTCCAGCAGAGTGAAAAAAGCGTCTCTGAGATTCTGATTTGTAGGGCATAAAAGATTCCTCCTATGCCCTTTAGTTTAAAACGCTAGGTCTGAATCGGCTACTGGTTTTTGATGAGAGTCCTCAACGTCCTGAGCAAGATCATCCGCAGTCTGGTCCAGTTTACCATGCTTCTGCATTTCAAACATGGTGGAGGCCCATTTTCGAAGAGTATCAAAATGCTTCTCCGCTGCCTTAGTTTGACCAGTTTTGTCTACGACTGGATCCACTTTTAGCACGAACCAAGCACCCTTTTTAGACTGCTCAGTGTAAAGAGTAAATTTACAAAGCCATGGCTCAATCTTGTTTCGCTTAAGCTCTGCATATCTATTCATTAGTGGAAGTGCCGCTGCTGTAAAATTAGTGGAAGATAAAACAACCTGGTGAGGGGTTGGTACTGCACTATCTAGGTCTTTATCCAAAACAACAAAAAAAGTGGCAGTCTGGAAATTCTGCTCAATAGTCCCATCTGGGGTTTGCTTCTTCCACTCGAACTGAGAAGCCGATTTCCATTCAGTAACCCCCATTGGTACAGGCTTTTGATCCTGTGGAGTCTTTTTGTTGTGGTACCATGAAAGCTTGTACGTGATAGGGTAAAACACTACTTTTTCTCCAAGTGCTGCAAGCTTTGTCAGCTCTGGAGTAAGAAACAAATCACCGAGCATTCCCTGTCTCCCAATTGTTGTCGCTTGGTGAATTTTTACTTTAGGCAAACGCAAATGTTCTTGCGCAAGCTCAGGTGCACTACCTAAAAGGTCCATCGCTGGAGAATAAGCACCTACTTCATTTTTTCCCTTTGTCGCTACTTCTTTTTGCATACTATCTTCCTCTCTTTAAATATTTTTGTTCTTTTGGTAAACCTAAACCTGGAGCAACAAAAAGAGGATTCTCCTCTACTTTTTGCTTAAACCATGAATTGAGACTCGCATGGTGTACTGTCGCCATCGCATCCCATTCCCCAATCTCTTTCATGAACTCGACAAAGGTAAACTTGTCATCCCCTTTAGGCATGTCCACTTTTTTGTCCACAACGAGGTGGAGGGTGCCTTTGGAAGAAGAAAATTTCTTCAGCTGATTTGTCTCCAAAAGAGAAATCAGTTTTCCTTGTATTGTTGCTAGTTCAGAATTGAGGGGCTTGATTTGAACTTCTTCGATCTCTTCAATCTTTGATTTGATCTCTAAGAAGCGTTCGGTAAGAGAATTTACCTCTGATAAACTTGCATCCATTTTTCCCCCTAAACTATTTCACAATCCATTTTGATGGATAAAAGAACTATTCGCTAAACCTTTTACAAAGTCAATTTGCTACCATGTCCTTGGACCTTGCGTTAGGAACATTCCCAACAAACTGACCATTCAAAGTATTCTTTAACCACAAGTCCATTGTGGCAACCATGTATGCACCCTCAAACATATTGCATGACATGGCCATCTTTGCGAGCCCACTTTTATCCACTGTCACTAACATATAGGCATTTACTTCTTTTAAATTATTTACTTCTTTACTTAACTGCTCATGCTTTTTCATATAACCATTTTCTTTAAAACTTCATTGCTAATAGCTTGCTTGGACTCCAAAGCCTCTAAAACTTTTTCGTCAATTGTACCTTTGGCCACTAAGTCGATTCTGGTGATTTTAAGGTGAAGCTCGCTTCCACCCCTATAATTCCTTGCTTCTGATTGAACATCGTGTTCAAGACTAAATGACCTTGAGTAGTAGATTGCGTAACTAGCTGCTGTAAGGTTGACGCCAATACCTCCTGCTCCTTGGTTGCCAATAAGGACTCGTATGGCGCTGTCAGATTGAAAAGATGTGATAGCACCTTCACGATCTTTTGTCTCTCCGTGGAGTTCAACGAACTCAAGTCCAAGTTTCTTACAGATCTCTCGAATGGTCTCATAATCCTCCTTAAAACACGCCCACACTATTACTTTGTGATGAGGTGCGATTTCTTCCAGTATCTCTTTTAACGCTTCAGCCTTTGGACTGTCATCAAATCTTGTTACTCCGTCCTCTGTAGTCAAAAATCCATAAACTATTTGCATGAGACGCAATCCCATGGTTAAGGCAATCTGAGCTGTCGCAGTCTCTCCATTTACAGTGGTGATGAATAAATTCTCCATCTCTTGGTAGGCCTTTTTCTGCTTGGAAGAGAGTTCAACAAAAATCTTTTGCTTTAACAGGGGTGGAAGATCCAAACAATCTGCCTTATCTGCATAACTTGCTTTTCTGTAGATCTTCTCATTTACTTGATTTACAGCCCCAGGACGAACCCTCCAATCAGCCCACTTTATATGGGCTGGAGCATTGGCGTTTGCATCGTAGAAATATAAATTTTTAAAAGCTAAAAAATTTCTCCCAAATGTCTCCCCACCATCTAAAAAACGAAACTGAGAATAAAAATCCATGAGTGACTTAAGCACTGGAGTCCCTGTCAGAATATACCTATAGGTACAATACTCCGCTAACTGGATAGCGGCTTTAGTCGTTTTAGCACTAGGGGTCTTTAATCTGTGAGACTCATCCGCAACAATAACCTCAAGACCCCAATCCATCAAAGCCCCTACCACGGTAGGCATAAGCAAAGTCTGGTAATTGCAAATGAGAATAGAGTATTTATTAGCTTTTACCGTTCCTGCTCTGGAAATGCCGGACCCCTCTAGGACAGCAATTTGATCCTTTGGAACTTTGGAGAACTTCTCCCATTCTCTCTTCCAGTTATCACAAACTACCGTAGGACATAAGATAAGAGTTCGAAGAGCCCTACCATGCTTTTGATATTTTTGTCTGAGGATATTGATAAGTGTTGCTGATTTCCCAGTTCCAGGCTGAAAAAGCAAAGCATAATTGTTTAGATTTTGCGCACGTTCAATCGCATCCCTTTGGTGTTTCCAAAGTTCCATTCTTTCCCCCTCCCCAGAAGGACTTTTAAATTAAGCTAATTGTTGCAATTATGTTGTTTGAAAGGTCTGACTCGTCTCTCCATCCACACCAGTAATATGAAATAGATTTGTTCCAGTCCTTGTTCATTCTCTTCCACAAGCGCACGTATTCGGGACCTGCCACCATCATCATACAGATCAACTGGTTGGATTCAGACAATGGTTTACACTTGGCATGAAATAAAATATCAGCCCGTAACCACATGTTGTGGTACCAACTTGCCTGTTTACCTTGGCAGCGAAGAAAATGTCCTTGAACTGAAGGGGAAAAAATATCTTTTCCTGTCACAAAATCTTTATTAACTAAACTAAAGAGACCCTTCTTCCACAAACCTGCAATTAAACAAATGGCCTGGTCCCTGGAAAAGTCATACTTGATTTCTTTTGGATGCCTTACGTACACACCATTATCCACATATTTTTCCACTGGAATATCCGCAACGCCAAACAATGTCAGCATTCCAGCAAACATTGCGCTATCCTGAAGATCTGAGGACCCTTCTATTTGTGGAAGGCCTAAATAATCTATTTTCATTTTCTGCTCCAAAGAACCATAAAAACTATAATTATCAACATCATTGCCAGCATGGTAAAACCCATTGTTTGCTCACTCATACGCTTCCCCCTATTCATCTACTTGATTAAAATACACAGCCCCATCTTTACAATAAATTAAGTGACTTGATTTCTCCATAGTACCACCATGATCCATACAAAGATCAATCTCAGCAGAGCTACAACTAGAAAAAAGTGTGAGCAAAAAAAGTATTAAGCAAATAACCGCAACATCGGTAAGTATTTTTGTTTCTGTCATTCTGCACCCACTTTTTTTCTGAGGTCTGCGAGTGCTAAGGTTATCTTTTTTCTAGCGCAATGACATTCATCGCTTCTGTAGTAACCACAAGCTGGATGATGAAAAGCTCCCATTTCTACACCGTCCATCAAAGGCAGCATCAGCTCGATTGCTTGGTTGAAGCCTGCTTTGTAATTATTTTCAGTTTCAGTTCCACTGTAGCAACATTCATAACCTCTACATCTGTGAGTAGTGGAAAGCTCGTGCTCATCAGACATCTTCTCGCCATACGCTTGCAGGGCTTTTTGTAGTTCTTTATTCATTGATAACCTGCATGACTTTTTTTAAAACATCGTCTGGATGAATTTTATTAACATAAATCTTTCTTCCATTTTTGAGTGTTATCACCGAGCCGCTAAAGTTAGATGAAACATACCCGCCGCTTGGGGTGTCATAAGAACTGTTTTCGTATTCACAACTTGTGAAATCTTCTACATTAAAGAATATTTTTTCATTTATTTTAACTATTTTCATCCCCTCATTCTCCCTTCATAATTTTGTCTGCTGATTCGAGTGCTTCTTTGGCTATATGGTATGATGTCCCCGTAGTGGCTCCGACTCTATCCCATCTTGCTATTATATTATCCAATCCACCCCGCAGCACTTCATTCGCAGCGCGGAGTTTTTGGTTTTCATCATATTGATTCACCACCAATGGATTCAAAGCCAATGTTCTCAGGTGCTTATTCTCAACCTCAAGCTGCTCGATTCTCTTAAGGACAAGTGAGAGCAACACATTGGTTCTTGCCACAATCGCGTCCAACAACACATCGTTTTCTGGGTATATTAAATGCTCAAAATCTTCTTTTTTGAATGTCATTTACCCTCTCGCTTCCACAAAAGAGTACTCCCACAATAGGAACATTTATCCATGTCCATATCCGCAGTACGAAACACCCTGGGAAGAACTACCCTTTGCTTTTTCCCTTTTCTAAATATCTCTCGCTCACAACACTTCACCGAAGTGCAATACCCAAAATGCTTTGGCCTACTAGCCGAAGCTAAAACACCAATGTCCTCTGTATCTGCATTGTATATTCTGAGATCTCTGCGCACCTTTTCCCCCTCGTAAAAAGTGCCCCGTTATTCAACCCACGGGACCACGGATTAAAATGGCCAAAACAAAAGCGGATACTGGTAAAGAACCATCCTACTTGGAAGGATCTCGTGCTTTACCTCTACTTCTTTCTCTTTAGGTTTTTTCTTTGCCTCACATACCGGACACTTGTCGTGGATGGTGCTGAACAAAGATCTACATTCTTTACACTTAGTAAGCTGATCCACTTTTAGTCCTTAAAAAGATTGTCAAAGTGAACTCGGCAATCATCCAAGTAATACTCTCGCAACTCAGATTTTTTTATCTTCAATAATTCGCAAAGCTTTGGCAGATCTTTGTCGGACCATGTGCCTAAACCCCGTTCTATATTAGACACGTTTTGACCCATGAACCACCCAAACTCTTTGGCAATTTGTCGCTGAGTCATTCCCCGCAAAACCCTCTGGTACTTTATAAACTTTGCAACATTTGTCATAGACTACCTCTCTAGTGTTTTTAGCTTTTTCTTAACTTCTGCAATCTCTACACCACTTGCGGACACTGGAGCAAAGTGAGGAACTTTATACTTACCCCCTGTGTAAGAAATAACCTCTAATAAAATTTTGGATTCATTGGGAAGAACTGCGCGTCTTGCCTCTCCAACTTTGATTGAATGAGCTAAAGCGTCTGCACCTTCTGCCTTACGTTTTACCTCTTCATACCTCTCTAGAAGAACTTGATGAGACTTGTTTAAAAGAAGCATGTCCTTTTTTATCTCTGCAATTTGATTATTGAAAGCTAAACTAGAACTTGTTTGTTCTTGCTTAATTTGTGCAATTTCCCCTAGCAAATTACGAATTTTATCAACCTGCATTTGGTTTAAATTGCTGTCCTTCTTCAACATAAAAAAAGTAAAAGCACAAACCCCAACGACAATTGCAGAACCAACACCAACTTCTAGTGCGTCCATAAAGACCCCCCATTTATAAAGAAGTTATACCGCTATCATAGGACTTTTACATGTCAAACCATTTTACTAGAAAATTATCTAACGCCTACGGCCATCTAAATACCTTTTGACTTATTTACAAGGAACTCTGGAAAAATGGAACTTCGTTCAACATATATCCACTAAAGGTAAGGTAGGGGGAATCAATGTACCTAGAGCAAATCAAGGGATTCGTTCATTCGTTTGGCTTCACAGTTTCAGAGTTTATCCAAGATAATTCCTGGCACGATGTTGCTTGTGAAGTGACGGGGACAAAACTTCATTACGCTTTTCTCACAAATAAAAAAGGACAAGTCGTTTTTAAATTTGGTGCTTACATCTGGGGGACCAGAGAACTCAAAACATGGACCAGTCATGAAAATATCTCAATCCTCTCCACAGAGGAAAAAGCAGAAGCTAAAAGGCAAAAAGCCGAAAGAGAAAAGCTTCTCGCCCATACCGCTGAATTAGTGTTTAAAGAGTCGTGTGTAGAGAACCCAACTGGGACTACTTACCTTAGTCGCAAGTGGCCTCTACACGCGATTCCTCATTTCCTCTATTCCTGGGAAAAAGACATCAACCATTCTTACATGATGAAAGTCCCCATGACAGATCTAGATGGGAAAATCTGGAATGTTCAACACATCCAAACCGATGGCACAAAAAGAAACCTTGGAGGAAGAACTAAGGGGTTGATTTGTTCTGTGGAAGCAAGCGAAGGGAAGTCTAGGGAAACTTTGTACCTTTGTGAGGGTTTAGCTACTGCGATGACTGTCGCTGAAGCTATGCGAGCAGAGGCCTGGTGTGTCTTTGGCACTGGGGGGTTTGACCATGTACTCTCAGAGCTAAAAAAGAGAAAACGAAAAGATGTTGTTTGTGTTTTAGATAATGACTGGGACAAGTCCCCCAATGCTGGAAGTGAAGCACTTAAACAGCTGCAAAGTAAATATGTAGGAGTCAGCTTTGTTCAACCAAGGACTGGCCTCTTAGGTCCTGGAATGAGTGATTACAATGATGTCCTTGTGGCCATGTGGAACTGTGACCCCCTTACTCTTATCTACAATGACATTGAATCTCAGCTCCTATCTCCACCTAAAAACGAGGAACCTATGCAACAAGAATTCACCGAACCCCATGCAACCCAAGAAACCCCATCTTCTGGAATAGGTATTGTTAAAACTTTCGTCAATCCGTACAGAAATGGCGTAGATATTCTCCCACCAAAGTACTCCGCTTCTGGAAAGCTCATCCCACACGAAGATCTGGAAGTCGCCCACCACATCATGACCTACTGGGAAGGGGAACTTTGTAAATGTGAAGGATCTTTATTTCAATACAACGGCTCTCACTGGGAAGAAATCTCCAAGGAAGATGAATCCATTTTTTACCGACAAGCCGCAGTCGCCATGAACGGTCTCGGTGGAGATAAAAAATTCTCAGCCATCCTTCGAGTACTAAAAAACCTGGTCCCCACCGCACCTAAAAACATGCTCACCCCAAACCCCTATATGATTAACCTCAAAAATGGCACACTCCATATACTCAAAAATGACAACGGAAAATGGTGCCTCGACTTCCGACCAAAAAACCCCCTCGACTATTGTATCAACACCATCCCCATCGACTATGACCAAACCAGATCCACCACAAATACAAAGTTCAATGAAATGATCTCCAATATCCTTGGAGATGACCAAGAACAAATCCGCATCGTGAAACAAATGTACGGAGCTTGCCTAGCCCCCATCTTCCCTAGACTGTTCATGCTCCTTGGACGCAAAGGAAGTGGGAAATCCTCATTGATTAAAGGCGCTATGGCACTTGTGAGCCCTGGAAACTACTCCTCTGTGCAACCCCGTGACTTCAAAGACCCCTACATGGAAACCATGGTCGGTAAAATTGTAAATGTAGTCACTGATATTGACGAAGAAACACCCATCCAAGACTCCGTGGTGAAACAAATCGAAGATCGAGTCCCCATACTCACCAATAGAAAATACAAAAAAGCCGTCTCCGTTCCACTACCAGCCGTCCACTTATTTGGAGGCAACTCTATGCCACCCGCTAGAAACGGTAGAACCATGGCCCATACAAGACGCTGGAGCTTTCTTAAAATTGAAAAGTTCGACTCCGAAGGAGCAGATAAAGACATTGATGTGAAAGATTTTGCCAATATCGCGGTGGCGCATTGCCCCTCAGGAGTCCTTAACTTCGCTTTGGAAGGTCTGGAAGATCTTTTGAATAGTGGAGGGAAGTACTTTGCCGGATATGCCTCTATAAAAATAGTGAATGCTTGGCAGACTGAAAGCTCTCCTTTTCATTTATTCTTGGAAGCTTGTAGGGATAATGAAACGGGTCAACGCCTTGTGTTAAGAGAGGACGGGCGCGCCTTAAAAACGGAAATTTGGAGCACTTTTGTGCACTGGTTTAAAGACGCTTATCAAGCCAATCCGAAGGTCAAAAAAATGCTGTTTTTTAGTTGGTTGGATGGGGCAAAATTTGAGGGGCAAACTTTTATTTCGGTCAAAATTCGGGGAGAAAGATACATAAAAGGCTTCTATGTTGCGAAAAATTTGGAAGATGCAGAAAATTTAAAAAATGAAAAAAGTGCTCGGGGGGCAGAAAATGTGGGGCACTTGGGGCAGGAATTATTTTGATGCTGCCCCCACCTAACATATTAATTTTCTTTTGGAAAGTACCTAAAGGGGGCAAAGGGGCAATAATATAAAATCTTTATCCTTACGGAAAAGTGTTGTTTTTGTGTTATTTTGCCCAGTATTTAAGCATTGGTATATTTTGTAAATGCATATGTAAAAAAAAGATTTTGTTTGGTTTTGCCCCCCCTCAAAAATTAACGAAAAAAAGGTGTAAAAAATGAAAAGAGAACGACCCCCAGATTATAGAAATTTAAAAGAATTTGATGCGCAGCGTGAAGAAATTATGAAGTGGTGTGTTAAATATTTCAAAAAGACAAAAACAGAGCGCCCACAATTTAACACCTACCAATTTAAACACATGGTCGAGAAATCTCTAGGGTTCTATGTTCCAGAAATTCTTTTCATCCACGCATTTGAGGATGCGGGGTTTGAGCTTGGTAGATACGGGATGCCCAAGGCAAGTTTCCTAAAGTATGATTACAATAAAGATTTCCCCAATAACTACCACTTTGCGGATTGGCGTATAGTGAAGAATAAATGGAACACTAAAGAAAAAACCTAAAAAGCGGGTGTTTCATTAAGCCCCCACCGCGTTTTTGAGCTGTTTGTCTGTAAAGGCAGCTTCCAGGTAAACCGTGGTGCTGGATAGGCTGCGGTGTCCCATAATATGCTTCACCAAGTTGATGTCCTTGGTCCGGTTGTAGGCAGACATGGCAAAGGTATGCCTGAGCGCGTGGAAGGGCAGCTTGGAAGGCCGCCAGGCTGTCCAAATTTGGTGGAGCCTAGGGTAACTGATAGGGAAGATGCGATCTCCTCGCCTTGAGGCGATTAGGAGGTTTGCGAGCTTGCGGGAAATCGGGATCTCGCGGTTCTTCCCACCCTTCAAGGTCTTGATCTTGAGGCTCGGCTTGGCAAGGTCGAGGTCTTGGTAGGTCAGATTCAGAAGCTCGCGGGCGCGCGTACCAGTCGCAAGCGCTGTCAAAATAATGGCGGCATCGCGCGGGCGCGTGGAAGCCCTCGACCAGCAAAACGCTTCCAGGCTTTCCTTTTCCGAAAGGTCTAGGTACTTCATACATCCCCCAAGCCGCGATCTGTCGCGTATTGTCTAAAAATCTCCTCGATGCGCTCTTGCGCGTCCGGTTGGTCCAAGAGGTCACGCATGGCGCCGAGATCCCTATAGTGCTCAATGGCGGGTTTTGTTCGATGCGGGATGTATTCAATCAGGCCTGCGCGTTGAAGCGCATCGGCGGCATGTTGCGCGTTTAGGATGGCATCGGCGCAACTTCCTTCAATGAAGCGAAAATAAAGATCTCGTATTGATTTAATCGGGTAGCTCATTTTGAGACTCCTTCGTTCAAAAGACCATGCGCCCGCGCGTACTCGATGAGTGAGCCCTTCCAGTCTTTTGGGTTTAGTATTCCAAGATCAACTAAGTCTCTGAGATCTTCATCCCATGCTTCGACAATGGTCTCATCCGTCTCCGAGTCTCGAAGCTCCACATGTGCCCTATCTCGCTCAAACCAAGTATGTACTTCCAATTGTCTCATTTTGATTCTCCGTGTTTAGTTTTAAAAAATTCAGTGCATTGTTTTTCAAGTTTCTCCAATATGCCCCGCGCGACCATGGCCGCGCGAAAGTCTGAGTTCAAGTGTTATCCTTTCCAGTCAATTTATTTCACTCCAAGTTTAGAGATTAAGTTGAATTCTTTTTGTAATTGTTTCGCTTGTTTCAACTGCTCTGGTCGAATGCTGAGATTTTCTGAATGATCGTAGTATCCAGCCGTTTCAATATTAAGTTTAGACAAGCGTAGAAGCTTTATTTCAGACTTTTTAAAAATGACTTCCAATGTAGAAGGTAAAGAGCAGTATGTAGATATGTTTTTTATTGCAATTTTGAATCCCTTTTTTGAAGTCTTTACGCCTTGGAAACCATGCATTTTGAAGGCATGGGTGAAAGGAATTGCATCTAAACAATGACAACCAAATCTTGCAAGTAAAGCGCCCAAGTCTTTACTTATTTGTCCCCTTTCAAGTAAAGTCATTTCACTGTAAAGCTCTTTTCGTACAGTTTTTTCAATGTACTTTACATAGCGTCTCTTTACGTCCCAAGACTTTCCATTGAGTTTTTCAGCGCATGATTTTTCAATATCAAGCAGTCTGTAAGGAAGATCTTTTAAAAAATCCTCAAAATCCCACGTTCGATACAGAGTGATTGAGTCTTTTTTTCCTTTATTATTTTTGTATACAAAAAGGACTTGTTTTTTTGATCCGAAGCCGTGATTTTCAGCGCAACCCGCATTTACATAGAGTGTTGGAGTCCATTTAGTTCCAGTCAACCAATACGCGGAAGAGCACTGAATCACTTTTTCAATAACTTGGACCACTGAAGAGACATTGTTTCGCCTACCATCCATTATGTCGATGTGTTCAAAAGATTTTATTTTTACAAGTATTTCCCTATTTTCCCTCGTGTCGTCATTCAAAAAAGAGTTAAACTTATTATTAATTTTTCGTAAATTGTTTCCGTTTAAAAATTGGTTTTTCATTTTTTTCTTCTCCTGTTTAGATGTGTTGGTTTCACTTCATATTTAATTACGCGGAATATTTTTAAAAAGTAGTTCTTCTTCCAAGTTTATTTGGGTTTCAATTACTTTTGAAATGACAATGCTGATTGTTTCGATAAAAGGGATTTGTTCTTTTTTTGGAGTCCTATAGTCATGCTCACCTTGGTATGAAATTTCAATGCGGTTATCATATATTTGAACGTCTGCCCCCACTGGTTTTTCCAGATTGAAGTAGTTTTTTTCAATAATTGATTTCAACTCTGGAAGTGTACTTGCCTTGAAGGATTGAATTTCACCGTGAAACTGAAAGGAATCAGGATCACATCCCTCATATTCATTTGTTTTTTCATTCAACCAGAGATTTTCCGTGGCCATTGAGACACTTGCTTTATAATACATATTTTTTCTCCTTTGTTTTGAGTCCTTGGTCGGACTGTTAAATAATCTTCTCACAATACTCATCGGAAGTAAAGAAAAAAACTTTACAAATATTTTCACTTTATTTTTCGTATCGGATCGGTACACGCGCTCGAACTAATCAAAAAACTGTTTAGGCTCTGAGATCCTTTCTCAGCGCGGTTAAGCGACCATGCGAGCCCGCGCCCTAGAGCTTTTGAGAAACTCTATAGTATTAAGTATTGAAAAATTAATATGATTTAGGTCTAGTCCTTTCATTGAATGACTAAATATGATCTATAGAATATAAATCAATGATAGGGGGGATAGGGGGTAAGGTGGTTTCGGTGACGAATCCTATCGTTAGAGAAATTTAAAATTTTAAAAAAATTTTTTTAAAAAATGGCGTAGCAACCAAGGTCCAAAGGTCCCTCCCCACAAAGCCGCTCCGCATTCCAGTCAATAACATAAATCTTTTGACTCTCCACAACATTACCAGTTCTAATCACCCTACTATGCAACAAGTTCCATTGGTCGGTAGTCAAAACATAAATGCGAATCGAGAGTTAGCTTTAGGACTTTTGTCTGAGAAGATAAATGAGGTTTATTCCCAGGTTCCGGATGAGATAAAGGGGATGGATGAGCTTACATTACTAGAGCATTTTCGTGCAACCCCCAGTGATTACTTCTTGCGTCGAAGGCTTTGGGATTTGGTACCCACAGGTGTGCCGATAGATGTTACGGTACTTTGCGGCACTGAGTGTACGAAGCAGAATTTTTATGCTTCCATTTTAACGAACCATTATCGGTTTGTGTGGATATTGACTCCGTGGAAGATGCACTCGATTCGGATTGAGGAAGCGTATGAGGCTATGTTTGCCAAGATCCGCAACTATATTGCGACTGTGAAGATCAATGATGACAATGTGGGTGCGGTGGTGAAGCTTTACAATATGCTTGCGGATAGGCATTTGGGTCCAGTGGTTAAGAATGTGAATGTGCGGGCGCATGTTCATAATACATCGGATGTTCCACAGAATCCTCTCCAGTTAGAGGAGGAGTTAAAGCGTCTTAAGCAAGCGGGTCCAGTGATAGATGTGAAGGCAGATTAGCGTGGAAAAAAATAGGAGTATGCAGATTCTCCAGGAGCGGCACAGGATCAAGGTGCTGGAAGCGGAGATTGCTTTAGAGAAGGCCAAGCAGAAGCTCCCCCACCTTTATCGGTATCCGTTTTACAAATGGTCGAGGGAGGTATTTGATTCTTCCAATCCCGAGATATTTTTAGTTGCTGCCAATCAGTTGGGGAAGAGCACCACGGCTATTCGGAAGAACATTCATTGGGCGACAGAGAAGGATTTGTGGCCGAAGCTTTGGCCAGGTCGGACGCCGAATTTATTTTGGTATTTTTATCCTAATTTTAACTTGGCCACTTCGGAGTTTGAGACGAAGTGGATGGAGTTTTTACCGAAGGAGAGGGATTGTCCGAAGTATGGGTGGAAGGAGCAGTACACGAAGGGCTGGATAGACAAGATTGTGTTTAACTCAGGTGTGATCCTCCAGTTCAAGGCGTATTCGCAAAAGCTGATAGATATTCAGGCGGCCTCTGTGTATTCGTTGACTGCGGATGAGGAAATGCCTGTGAACCTTTTGCCGGAGTTAAAGGCGAGGCTGAATGCTACGGATGGGTACTTTATGATGGTGTTTACTGCGACTCTTGGTCAGCAGTACTGGAAGGACACCATGGAGCCTTCTAAGGGTGTGAAAGAGAATCATCCGACAGCTTTGAAGAAGTGTGTGAGCCTTTATGATTCCCAGGAGTATGAGGACGGGACGCCTAGCCCTTGGACTTTGGCAAAGATAAAAAGAGCGACAGACAATTGTCCAACACCAGCCGAGGTGCAGAGAAGGATCTTTGGCCGTTTTGTTCGGTCAGAGGGTTTAGCCTATGAGAGTTTCTCTGAGGAGAGGAACATGGTCGATCCGCATGAGCACTACAATGGGTGGAGTTATTATGGTGGTGTGGATCCAGGAAGTGGAGGTAAGTCTGGGCATCCAGCCGCGATGTTGCTTGTGGCTGTGAACAAAGACAACACTCAAGGTCGGGTGGTCAAAGCGTGGAGAGGAGACGGCATCCCCACCACTTCCCAGGACATTTTGGACAGGTATCGGATAATGAAGCTTGGGAGAAATGTGCAGACGCAAGTGTATGACTATGCGGCCAAGGACTTTTTCATGGTGGCAAGTAGGCAGGGGGAGAACTTTATTCCCGCAGATAAGGCCAAAGATTCAGGGATTGCGCTGCTAAACACTTTGTTCAAAACGGGGATGTTAAAGATCCATAAAGGGGATTCGGAGCTAGATAAACTTGTTTCAGAGCTAAACTCACTGTCTGCCTCCACAGATAAGCGCGAAGCCAAGGATGATCTTATTGACGCGCTTCGCTATGTTGTGAAATCTATACCGTGGGACTTTTCCAGTGTGGAGTTGCCGGAAGAATTGCAGTTGCCACCGAAGGAGATACCAAAAGCTCGTCCAGGGGATGAGAGGCGGGCGTTTTTCTTTGAGCGGGATGAGGTGGAGAACTCTGTCCAGGCTGAGATGGATGAGTGGAACGAGTTGATAGGGGGATGATGTGGATAAAGCTGTAGAAAAGTCGCGGGAGATGAAAAACCTTGAGATTTTGTTCAAATTGTGCCGAAAATATGGAGTAATTGAGTTAAAACATGGCGATGTTCATGTCAATTTTGGGGAGGACCAGCCAGCACTCCAAAAGCCTCGCAAGGCCGTGATTCGCGCGCAGGAGAAGGATGCCGAGCATACTTTTTTCCAAGAACAAGCAGACAGGGTACGGGATGAAATAGAAGTCTCCCACATTGAGGACCCTCTTGCTTATGAGGAAGCGATAGCGAAAGGGCTACTCACGGATGAGCAATCAGAACCAGAAGCAAACGACGAAACTGACAATTGAGGATCTCAACAAGCTCTACAAAGAAGCAGACGCTATCGACAAAGAAGTGTTTGCAGATCAGAGATCCAATCTCCAGCTAGTCTCTGGTGAGCATTACAACCGAAGAAACTCCATGTACTGGGATCGGGTGAGGGAATCAAAGAACCTGACCAATGACCAGAAAATGCGTCTGACAAAGAACCACATTTACAAAATCTCCAAAGTTCGAAAGAATATTATTCTCTCCCATGCCTCTGGTGTTCGCGTTCAGCCGAACAAAGATTCTGAGCTTCAGCATCAAAAAGCAGCAGAGTTAAATCAAGCTGTGTGGGAATACGGAAAACTCAGGCAGAATATTCGTCGTAGAACCCATGAGTGGGTATCTGAGTATTTTGATGTGGGTGAGGTTTGTTGCAAGCTCTACTTTGACCCGAATGCGGGTAAATTTGTTGGGTATGAGCAAGCGGTGGATGAGCAGGGTCAGCCGATGGTTGATCCTCAGACTGGCCAACCTGCGGCTGGTGAGAAGGGTGTCTTTTCAGGGGACATCATCATAGAAAAAGTTTACGGGTTTAATTTATTACGTCATCCATCAGCAAAAACAATGGATGAGAGTCCGGTATTGATTATTAGAAAAACGGTGATTGTAGATGAACTCTCCAAATTAGTTGGAGAGGATGAAGAGAAGAAAAAGTTCATCGAAGCAACAAAAGATGACACCTATGTGATCTTTGATGCGCAGAAACAGAGCTATGACAGGGAGAAGGGTTTAGTTACTCTTCGTGAATATTACTACAAGCCCTGTCCAGAGTATCCACAAGGGTACTTTTATATCACAACGGAGTCAGGTGTTTTGTGGCAAGGGGAGCTTCCGTTTGGAATTTTCCCAATTGTGTACGAAGGGCATGATGAAGTACCCACATCTCCAAGGCACAAATCTCCAATTAAGCAATTGCGACCCTACCAGATCGAGATAAATCGCGCAGCTAGTAAAGTAGCAGAGCACCACGTAACTTTGGGTGACGACAAGCTTGTTTTAATTAACGGATCAAAGGTTACCAAAGGGTCTGATTTCCCAGGTGTGCGCACGATGACAGTCACGGGCCAGGCACCAGTGGTGGTTCAAGGTCGAAGTGGTGAGCAGTATTTTCCATACATTGCCCAGCAGATTACAGAACTTTATCAAGTGGCCGATGTACCAGAGGAGCTGGAAGAGAAGCAGAACGGAGATCCTTGGGCTGAGTTGTTTAAAGCAGCAAGGCACAAGAAGAAGTTTATCATTGATTCGGAGAGGTTTGAGTTTTTCTTAAAGAAGGTGTGCGAGACGTACCTTGAGCTTGCAAAGAATTATTTTGATGAGTCGATGCTCATAAACGCAGTAGGTAAGTCAGAAATGATAAACATTGCTGAGTTTAAGAACACAAAATCTTCAGAGATTACGATAAAAGTTGAGCCAATGAATGATGACATGGAGACGGTTATGGGGAAGCAGCTTATGCTGAATCACATTCTCCAGTATTCTTCTGGTCAGCTTCAGCGTGAAGATATTGGTAAGCTAATTAGAATGATGCCTTATGCAAATTTGGAAAAATCTTTTGATGATTTCACTTTAGATTATGACCGAGGGACCAATATGATTTTGGCTCTTGATCGAGGTGAGGCACCTGTTCCATACAAGTATGACAACGGTCCTTACATGATAAAGCGACTCACTCATAGAATGAGTCAGGGGGATTTCCTCCAGCTTCCACCAGAGATTCAGGCAAACTATGAGCAGACTGTGAGTTTATATGAGCAGCTCGAAGCGGAAAAGCAACGCCAACTACAGGCAGCCGAAGCCGATTTCATCCCTACAGGTGGGGCAAATATCAAAGTTGCCTGGTATGTCAAAGACCAAACTAATCCAGCTCGTTCTATCCAGGCAACCTTACCAGCTCAGGCTATTGAGTGGTTGGTGCAACGGCTTGAGGACCAGGGTTCTTCTCAGCAGACATTACTTGGAATAGGAAATGAGGGCGCTCTTTCAGAAATTGCGCAGAAGTTTAACCAAATGCAAGGACAACAAACCCAAGCAGGGATGCAGGGGAATCAACAATATATGCCTATGAGTCGGCAAGGAGCTGACCCTAGAATTACCGCAGGGGGAATCCAATGAGTGAGGAATCAACTCAGAGTACCGCTTCGACTGGTAGCGAGAGTGCCGCAAGCACGTCTGCAAGTGTCGATACAAGTTCAACAACATCCAGTGCAGCAAGTACAATTACTGCACCAGCAAAAGCGGATGCAGCAATAGCAGCGCAAGCTAAAGTGGAAGGTGTGCAATCAGCCGTCACTCCTCCAGTGGTTCCAGCCACGAATGCGTACACACCGAACTTTAAGTACAAAGCGGTTGGTATAGAAAAAGAAATTGATCCTTTCTTCCATGCTCTTATTAAAGACGCAGACAGTGAGAAGAAAATTAAGGATGTGTTTTCTAAGGTAGATGCTTTTGATTTTGTCAAAGGTAAACTAGACACCAAAGAGAAGGACTTTTTATCTCTACAGAATGATTTCAACACTCAAGCTAAGATGGTAGAAAATGTCAGACAAGCTTACAGGAATAAGGATTTTGATTCTATTTTCCGTACTGTAGGATTGAGTGACCATGAGATTATCCAATGGGCGGCGAAGAAAGTAGACTATCTTCAAATGCTCAATCAGCTTCCTCCAGAGCAGCAGCAAGCAATTAAGGCTCAGGAGCAAGCAGCAATTCAGAATCAGACGTATCAGGACCAACTTGCAACCATGCAACGGGAGCTTCAAGAGCAGAAGGTTCAAGCACGAACTTTTCAGCTAGAGCAGTCACTATCTCGCAAAGATGTGGCTTCGGCTGTTAGCTTTTGGGACACTCAAATGGGCAAGGAGGGTGCTTTTAAGGATATGGTGATTGAGGAAGCGCAGCGCGAATGGTACTTGAACCAAGTTGATCTAACTCCAGAAGAAGCCATTTCTAGAGTTATGCAGAAGTTTGGTAAGTTCATTGGTGCTCAGACCCAAGGCCCGCAAGGTGAGGGTATTGTGCCTCCAGCTCCAAATCAAACGGCACCGCAAATGCCGTCACAAAAGCCCGTGATACCTGTAGTCCCAGGCTCAAGCAAGACGCCTATTAAAAAGCAGTACAAGAGTATTGCTGACTTAAAGGCTCGTGCAAAAGAGCTTGAAGCATAAACAACAAACTAAAAAAGGATTTTTACGATGAGTACAAATAGAGATTTTCAAAACATGCTAAATGAGTATTTAGCGGTTGATTTGCTCAAAACTGAGCTAAAGCAACAAGACTACGTTCTTTCTAAAGCAGAAATGGACGAAGGCGCTAAAGGGGGAACAATTCCTGTTCCATTCGAAGGTCAGTATGCTTCTTCTGTAGAGTTCGGACAACTTGCAGATGACACTGACATTTCAAAATATAAATATGTCCGTGGAACACTTGCTCCTACTGTAGAAGCATGGGGTTCAATCATCTTCAACCATAGAGATTTGATGGAGCATGATGGAAAAGTGAATGAGAAATCATTCCTTAAGATCCTTCCAGGCCAAATCACTGACTTCGTTTCACACATGAAAATGCAGTTGTCTGTAAACATGTTGAACGGTCAGGCATTTGCAGCATTGACTGTGGATGGAAATGCTTCTGGTCAAATGGAAGTAAACCGTGTTGAGCGTTTTGCTTTGGACCAAAAGATTGTGTTGATGGATGGTAACACAGCAGCAGCTACATATTATGTAATTGGTGTTGATGTGAATGGTGGTACTTTGAAGAAAGGTCTAGTGACTGTATCTGCTACTCGTGGTGGTGCTGCTGCTGACATTTCTGCATATTCTGTAGCACAAGCTGCTAAAGTATATGCTCCAGGTGCAACTACTTCTTCTTTCACTTCTATCAAGTCTCAGATTTTGTCTGCGGTAAACGGTGGACCTTCCACTTTGTTCGGACAAACTAAGACTGCATATCCTTATTTGCAATCAGTGCAAATTGACGGAAGTGCTGTAAGTGCAACAAACATCCTCCAAAAGATCTTCGACGGTGCGGCTCGTAGACAGCAGCTCGGTCGTGGTTCTGGCAACATGGAAGTAGTCATGAGCTACAAGCACATGGGTACTGTCCTTGCATTGTTAGAGGTCGGTGGTGGATCTTTTGGTCAACCATACAAAGGTGCTTACAACGTGGTTCCTGGATCACGCAAAGTTAGCCCTTACGGTTGGCAAACAGTTGAGATCGGTTCACCAAACGGTGACGTTCTCAAACTTGTTGCTATCCTTGATATGGATGACGACTGGATGTGGTACGCTGATTGGGATTCTGTTAAGATTTTCTCAAACGGTGGATTGCAACGAAGAACTGCACCAGATGGTCTTCAGTTCTACCAAAAACGTGCGACTTCAGGTTTTGTTTACATCCTGGATCACGTTCTTATCGGAGACATCGCTGTTCTTGCTCCATGGAAACATGGTATCATGCACAGCATTCCAAACTACTAAGAGTGGTTTTAGAGGGCGCGGGTTTTCCCGCGCTCTTTTTGCGTGAGGGTTGATGTCGCAAATAAATTTAATATTAAAAGACATTTCAGACATCTATACCCGCGAAAACTTTAAGCGGATTACTAGCTTTTTAAATGACCAGGTTTTATTTGATGGGGATTTTGAGTTTTTTGAAATAGATATCCCCCAAGCTGCCACTAAATTTCCAATAAAACATGGTCTTACATTTATCCCCTCAGACATCATTTCTTTATCTATCCAGGGGAATCAGAATGTTTATTTTAATTATGACTCGTTTGACAGATTGAATATTTATGCAACGACTGCTGGACCATGTGTTTTAAGATTTTTAGCTGGGCGCTTAAGTAATGGTGCAAAGTCTCCGATAAAGGGAAAGTATCCAGCAGTCCCCCCAAGTGCTGGGGGTGGTAGCGGTTCCATCTCCAGCATTACATCTTTGTCACCAGGACTTATTGTCCATAATCCTTCTGGCCCTACTGTTTCTTTAGAGCTTAGTTCTTCTTTGACTGCGGCTTCGGCAACATCCCTTGTTGTTACCAGGACTGCAATCGAAGATATTCTTGCAGGGGAGCCTGTGTACTCTGCAAGTGCAACACAGGTTGGTCTTGCTACAGCAAATGACATTGTGGGGAAGGCTAAAGTACTGGGTGTGGCAAAAAACTCTGCTTTAGCTGGTAGTTCTGTAGTGGTTATTTTGTTTGGTACTGTGATTGATACTGCATACTCAATATTTTCATTGAATGATTCAATTTTCTTAGCAAACGGTGGAAGTTTACAAAACACAAGACCTAGCCTTCCATCTAATTCGTATTTAACAGAGATTGGAAATTATCTAGGAAGTAATACAATATTTGTGTCCCCCAGGACACCAGTAAAATTAGTGTGAGGGTAAAATGGCAGAGACAAAGAAGCGTAGAGTAGTAAGAGAAGAGAAACCAGTTCCAGAAGTGGTGGAGGCACCAAAAAAGGAAGTAGAGGAAAAAGCAGATGCAAAGTTTCTTTCTTCTGGGGATCTTCTTAAATGTGAAACTTTGTCTCGTGATGTGGAAAACTCTAAACTTCTTATGTTTGTAGAGGAGCAAGCTCTTCGAAACTTAATTTTAGAGTATAAATTGTTAGAGAATAAGATTCAAAAGCAAAAGGAATTGCTAGGACAAAAGGCTAATGAACATGATTTAGTCAAAAAGCGGTACAATCAATATATGAGTTCCATGTGGACTCAATACGGGATTGATACAGCCGATAAGTCTTTGGGATATAATCCTGAGACTGGCGAAATTGTGAAAAGTTAGTCTCCATATAAACACCCATAGGAGGGACAATGGCACAAGTTAAGTTAATTTATAAAGACGCAGACGGCTACGATGCAGAGCACTCGGAAGCCACAGATAGCGTTAAGATGTCGTCATTTTCGACGGCAAACTACACGTTAGATGATACGGCATTGGGGCATTTAGTTGGTGGTGGTGACGCATCTTCTGTGCATAACCATGACTCGCTTTATTTTAGAAAAACAGAGTTTATCACCACTTCTGCTGGTGTTGCGGATGCTAGTAAGCCTGTAGAAACGGGTGCAGCGGGTAAATTGGACAATTCACTTTTAGATTTGTCTGCAATTAACTCTGCTCTTTCTCATAGTGCTTTGACAAATTTGTCAGCAGATGACCACACTCAGTATATCTTGGTGGCTGGTACTCGTGCTTTCTCTGGTAACCAGTCGATGGGTGGTTTCAAGCTCACAAACTTGGCTGATCCAGTGGCGGGAACAGATGCAGTAAACTTGCAGACATTGCAAGCTCACGAGCAAGGTCTTAAGCCTAAAGAAGCAGCACGTGTTGCAACGACAGCAAACATCAATCTTTCTTCTCCAGGCGGCACTATTGACGGAATCACTCTTTCTGTAGGTGACCGTGTGCTTGTTAAGAACCAAACTTTTCCAGCGACAAATGGTATTTACATTTTCCAAGGTGCTTCTAGTGCGATGACTAGATCTGTGGACATGGATGCTGCGACTGAAGTGAATGGCGCACTTGTTGGTGTTCAAGAGGGTACTGCAAACGGTGGAAAGACTTTTGTTGAGCAAGGTACTGTGACTGTTCTTGGAACAGATGCAATGAACTTTGTGTTCTTCAACTCTGCTGACTCAATCACAGCATCTACTGGTTTGACTCGTGTTGTGAATGACATTCAACTTGCATCTAGCTCTGCTGGTGCGGGTCTTTCTTTCACTTCTGGTGTTTTGGATGTGAATGTTGACGGTTCTTCTTTAGAGATCAACTCTGACACTCTTCGTGTTAAAGCTCTTGGGATCAAAGACAGCATGATTGACTTTGGAACTGGTGCTAACCAAGTTTCTGGTGTGGATATCCCAATAGCGGATGCAGGAAACTATTTTGCTACTGACAACGTAGAGGCAGCTCTCCAGCAGTTAGCAAATAGCGTTCAAGATCAAGGTGTCACTTACCTTGCTGACACAGCAGGTGTTTCTAAAGGTGATCCCGTCTATATTAGCGACTATGATAAGGTTTCTAAGTACTCAAGCTTGCTTTCTGCTGCTTATGTAGAAGGTATTGCATTAGCAAATGCAGCTTCAGGCGCTTCAGTGAAGGTACTTGCTAACGACACAGTACTTTCTGGTGTCTTGACTGGTGCAGTAGCGGGAGCTTCTGTTTACTGGGATGGATCAGCATACTCTTACTCAATCCCCACTGGTGCTGGAAAGCACGTTTGGAGATTGGGACATGCTAAGAATGCGACAGACCTACATGTTTGCATTGAGCTAATTAAGAAGAACTCTTAATTTTTTCTGAGTGGGGCAGCGGCGTGAGCCGCCCCCACCATTTTCGGGGAGTATATGACATCATTTAAAGTAGCGATTCTTGAGAAAGATGGGGTTGAATACGACCTTTCTACCGAATATGATTTGTATACAGCTTTAGTTCAGTTAGGATTTTCCACTTCAGGCGGAGGTGGTTCTTTCGATGAAAATACTATTGCGGTTGACTACAATTTTGATGTTGCGGTTGAGTACAACGGTAACGTGACAAGGAAGTTCTAGCATGGCTCAAATGTGGTTTATTGGAAGTGGTGCACCTAGTACGCCTGGGACAGTCTATGGCCAGGAATATCAAGATACGGTAACTGGGACAATATATAAATGGACACCCTCAGGGTGGTCTCCACTTGCAAGCTCGACTTCTTCTGTAACCTCATTTAATTCCAGAACGGGCGCAGTAACTCCGCAAGCAGGAGATTACACAGCAAGTGATGTGGGAGCAGATCCAGCTGGATCAAGTGCTACAGTACAGACGAACCTAAACACTCATACAAGCAACACTTTAAATCCTCATAGTGTTACAAAAGCTCAAGTCGGTCTTGGTAGTGTTCCCAATGTGGACGCAACAAACCCTGCCAATATTACACAAGATGCGACTCACAGGTTTGTTAGCGACACTGAGAAATCAACTTGGAATGGTAAGCAGAATGCGCTTGGATACACACCACTAAATGCTGCAAGCAATCTTGGTGATGTGGCAAGTGCGGCCACAGCTCGGACGAATTTAGGTCTTGGGACTGCGGCGACACAGGCTTCTACTGCATTTGATGCAGCGGGAAGTGCGGCGGCGGCACAAGCGGCCAGCCTCCAAAAATCATCTAATCTTTCAGACCTTGTTAGTGCATCTACAGCCAGGACTAATTTAGGTTTAGGAACAGCAGCAACACAGAACTCAACGGCTTTTGACTCTGCTGGTGCTGCCACAAGTGCCGTATCTACGCATGAAGCAGCAAGTGATCCGCATACCCAGTACGTAAAAGCAGATGGTACTAGGGCTATGACGGGTCCTCTTCAATTAGGAAGCCACAAGGCTACAGGTGCCGCACAAGCCACAACATCTGGGGATTTAGTTGAATATTCTCAGTGGCAAGCAGCACTTGCAGGTATTAAGTGGCTCACTCCACTTCAGTGTGCGGCTTTGGTAAATGACTCTCTTAATACTCCTCCAACTCCTGTCGCAGATGAGTCTTACTTGGTTGGTCCAAGTCCTACGGGGGCTTGGGTAGGTAAGGCTGGTCATTTAGTGGAGTGGCATCCAGCAACATCCACTTGGGTAAGTCATACTCATTCTCCAATTCAGGTTGGGGATAGGTTTGGTGTAAATTTTGAAAATTTAGCGTCTCTTGGTGGAAATATGGTTGGGCACCAGAATCAGATTGCGGTGGTTACAAACGCCACTCCTGGGTCTTATGCCTATACGTTTTACACACCAGCAACAAATGACTCTGTATATGTGAATGATCCTCTTTGCTTACATTTTGGTGACACATATAATTTCAATGGGACATCTTGGATTGAAATTCCTGGTCCTGTAGCAAAAGCCGCAGGTGCGGGACTTCAAGATGTAGCTAACACATTCAATGTTTTAACAGATGGGGTGACTACTGAGATAAATCTATCCAATCAAGTTGGGGTTAAAACAGGAGTGTTTGACTCTGCTGGTGCAGCAGCAGCGGCTCAAGCAGCATCTCTTCAAAAATCTTCTAACCTATCTGATTTGACAAACGCAGCAACGGCTAGGACAAATCTAGGTCTTGGAACAGCTGCCACGCAAGCCTCCACTGCATTTGATGCGGCTGGTGCAGCAGCAGCAGCGCAAGCGGCAAGCTTACAAAAGGCATCCAATCTTTCAGATCTTTCAAGTGCTGCAACCGCAAGGACGAATTTAGGTTTAGGAACAGCTGCCACACAAAACTCTACAGCCTTTGATACGGCTGGTGCAGCTTCTACAGTTCAAGCAGCAAGCTTGCAAAAATCTGCAAACTTATCTGACCTTGTGAGTGCCGCGACTGCGAGAACAAATCTAGGTCTTGGAACAGCTGCCACACAAAACTCTACGGCTTTCGAAGCGGCTATTACGGCCACAACAAGTGCAGATTACTACCGTGGGGATAAGACTTTTCAGCCACTAAATAAGGCGGCGGTAGGTTTACCTAACGTGGACAACACAGCAGACACAGCAAAAGCCATTGCGGGAGATGTGACTGGTACATTGGGTGCTTCTGTTTTGGCAAACACAGCGGTTACTCCAGGTACCTACACAAGCGCAAATATCACAGTTGACGCCAAAGGAAGGATTACTTCTGCCAGTAATGGTGCAGGGGGTGGCGGGGGTGGTATCTCATGGAGTACAAACACAGTTGCAAACTCTACTTTATTACTTACTGCTGCAAGTAATAAAGGACAAATTTTCACTGGTACTGTAGGTGGTCAAGTTGTCAGACTTCCAGATGCAACAACACTTTCTATCGGGGACACTTTTTATTTAGTAAATGCTTCCGATCCCCTTATTCGGGTAAATGATTTCTCTGGTACTTTTAAAACTTTTTTGATGCCCACTCGGGAACTTAAATTAATTCTGAGGGATAATTCTACAAGTGCTGGTGGTTGGACTCTTACGTCCTATGGCCTAGACAACGACCAATTTAGATACCACGACCACTTTTTGTCAGCAGGTACCACATCTGGTGCAATCAGTTCTCTTGGCTGGACCATCACGACAGGGACAGTGGCATACCAAGCAATTGCGTCTCCAGCTCAGGGGGTTATTCGTGTCAATACAGGAACAGGAAATAACAACCAAGGTGCTTTAAATCTTGGAGCTACTAATATCTTATTGAATCGTCCTGTCGTAAATAGATGTAGGTGGTCACTTCCAGCCATAGGAGGAACTGGTGCTGCGGCATTAGCAATGCACTTTGGGCTTCTAAACTCTACAGCAAACGTGACTCCTGGAACAAATCCTTTAAATGCTATAGGGTTTGCGTTTTCTGGTGCTGCGGCAACCGCTGCAAATATATTTGCGTTTGCCTCCAACGCCACCCTAACATCCACCTTGGACACAGGAACTCAGCTGGTAGCAACAACATTTTATGATACTTCTTTTGTAGTAAATGCAGCAGGTACAGTTGCATACTTCTATTTTAATAATGCTTTTATTGGAACAATAAATACAAATATGCCTACAAGTATTCCACTTGGGCAAATGTTTAAAATGAGCAGTGGTGCAACCAATGTTGCTGCAAAAGCGGGTGACGTAGACTTGTGGGATTTCTATTTACTGTAGGGGGTAATTAAATGATTTATCATTTAATTTTTGAAAATTCAGACCTACAGTTTAGCACAAAAGAAGAAGCTACGGCATACGCTTCTTCAAATGAAATATCTGAATATGTATGTATTTCTGACGTAGAACTAAAGGAAAGATTACTTGCTAAAAAAAAGCGAGAGTATGGTCTTTACATTTCCAATGAAATGATTGAACTCCTCGGCGCTAGAAACAAGATTCTTGGTTTAACAGGGGCACAGGTTACATCCATGCTTTCACAGCTTGCGGGAGTTAGGCAGCTTCTTGAGACAGGGGCCTTGGGGACTGCAAGGACCTATATTATTCAGTTTCAACAATCCTTCCCAAACCATGCAGATATATTCCAGGACGCAATCAATGATGTAAATTACTTTGAGCAGGAGTTTGGCTTATGAGGAAAATATCAATAGTGGCAAGTAGACCAAGAGAAAACCACATTGGGTCTGCTTTAATTATGTACTTTCTTAAGACAAACTACTCTCATGTGTCTTGGGTATTTTGGTCAAAAGATGAGAAAAAACCATTTTACTATGAGTCTGTATTGTCTGGTGGAGTTAAGTTTACTGGACAAATGTACTGGGAGCATAGAAACCTAAATGTCTTTAACGCTGATTTTTGGGTAGAGGATTCTGTCTTTGATAGTTTTTTAACCCTAGCAATGGACAGGTGTGGGGAAGAGTATGGTCTCCTCCAAAACATAGGGATTCAAGTTTCCAGATGGTTTAAGATTGCTAGGAATGTTTTTTCGAATGGGGATGACAAATCAAACTGTTCTGAGCTTATTTTCATTTTTAGAGATCTAGTGGGGCTAAAGATCCAGGTAGAACAAGATTTAGTTACACCAAAAGATTGTGTTGAGGCTTGTTTAGGGATTAGTGCATAGCTCTAGCAGGACTTGTCAGCACTATTGTGTTGACGGAAATTGAGTAGATATCCAGAATTATACGGAGGGAAAAATGTCAGACAATAAGGTAAGAGATTTCATTACCGCCATTCGGAATGAACCCGTAAAAGTGTTTCGTGTATACGATGGAAGCAATCGAGTCTCTATACAGTATGAAGCAATTACTCACGCCTTGAATGGTGATCCCTGTATGAAAACAGAATATATGTATGATGGAACGACTCAGCGAGTTTTAAAGATGAAGGAGTCTGTAGACACTTGGCTTTCTTCTTTTGATATGTGAGGTAGTGCGTGAGTTTAACAGATAGATCCCCCAGAGGAAATATTGCAACACCTCTGATTTCTACAAATGTCGATTTATCCACATTGTACTTTTCCAATCCCAGACTTCCACTAGCTTTTAACGGGGATGCGCAGAAAGCTCTAGACTATATTTTTGCAGCACTTTATCCAAACTGGAAGTCTACGGTTGCCACTCCCGCTGATCTCCCTCTTGTGGGAAACTCTCCAAATGATTACTACATTGTTTCAAATGATGGAGATGGTAAATCTGCTGGGTATGTTTGGGTGGTTGCTGACAATGGTGGTGCGTGGGCTAAAAAGTATGATGTAGACTGGAGCTATGAGGGGATTTACGCTGAGACCTTAAATCGCGCAAACTATGTATATGTCTCCAAGCTTGGAATGACAGATAAGGACAATAGTGGTGCAGAGATTACTGGCCTTTACGCTGGTCAAACAGTGTATGGCGGTGACAAGACCCTCCAGAACCTAACATTTAACGCAAATTCTGCGGATTCTTCTGGTTTTGTACAAACAGACAATACTTTCAGGCCTACATCAAATAATACTTTAGATTTGGGCACAACTGCGTTTAAATGGAAGAACATATATGCTCAAAGTGCCGTTGTGGTTGATACCCTGAGCATATCAAGTGGCACAATCACGGATTCAAGCGGCACTATCTCTTTTGGTTCTACCATTCTTTTAACTCTTGGGGATATCACAGGAAATGTAGTCAGGGGTACTTCTCTTGTTGCGGATAACAGCACATATCTTGCCACAATTGTACCTGGTAGCTATACAGACACATCTGGTGCAGTTTCTTTTGGATCAGCAAATCTTAGCACTACAGGAACTCTTGGTGCTGGGGTAACAACTCTTACGTCATCCGCTGAGACGCTGGTATTCAATCCAAATGTTGGTGGTGGAAATGCTTCCATTATTTCCAGTTTGGGAGTTATTTCTTTTGGAACATCTGACCTTTCTACTGGTGGAGCATTTAGTGCTGGAAGTATTAGCTCCTCCACTGTGACTGGTGGAAATATTTCCATTTCTGCGAACACAATTAGTGCTCAGAACACAAATGGTTCTGTAGCTCTTTTAGCTAATGGTACTGGGGTTATTAACCTTCAAAGTGCTGCTACTACTTTAGGCATTGCGGCCACGGGAAATATATCTGCGACAGGGTTTGTCTCTGGTGGAAATTTAAAACTTTCCTCCAATACTTTCTCTTCTATCTCTGGGGATATAGTTATTGCTCCATTTTCGGAGATTTCTTTTTCTTCTGTGGTTAAGCCAGGCCTAGATGCCACTTATGACATAGGGAAATCTGCTCTTAGGTTTAAGGATATTTATTTATCTGGGGCAATCTCAGATGGTACAACTTCAGTTTCTCAATCCGTTCTCCAGTCTTTACGTGGCATCAACATTGGTGTCACTACTGGAATGTCTCTCTTCTGGAATGGTACTCAGTGGACTCCAAGTATTCCAGACACAGAGATCACCCATAACACGCTCTCAGGTCTTACTACGGGTGATGCAGGTCATACTCAATTTGTAATGCTTGCGGGACGCTCTGGAGGGCAAACGGTTCAAGGAGGAACCTCCGCAAGCGAAAGTCTTGTGTTTGAGTCAACCTCCAATGCGACAAAGGGGTTTGTAAAAACGAAAGACTCTTTTGTTCCTTTCACAAATGCTTCTTTCTCTGGAACTTGGGCGGGTACGGATTTAGGTGCAAGCACAAATTATTTTAAAGACGTATTTACCAAGGGTCAGCACTTTGGTTTTCGTTTTGAGAATGTATCTGCTCTTCCTGCAAACTCGGCTCAAAATATTGGACGCTCAGTTTTCAATACGACTGCTGGAAAAGTATATGTTGATACTGGTACTGCCTGGGTTGCGGCTGGAAGTTCTGTAGAGAAATATTCTTCAGACACGACTTGGGATGGAGTTACCACTACGCAGACAATTGATGTGTCAGCAAGTATCTCAGATGCAAGAACGGCTTTGTGGCAGTTTTGCGATAATTCAAACAATTATGAGAGAATTTACACTAAGATAGAAGCAATTAGTGCCTCACAGGTACGGATTACAGTGAGCCCAGCACTATCTGCGGGTTCATACAGATTACTGGGAGTTAATTAATAGCGGGGCTACCGTTAAATAGGGAGGTTTAAATGCGCGTATATGGAGATTTAAAAGCAGCAGCGTTTGAGTCACTTTCAAGTGACCCATCGGCTGGAGTAGCGGGAAGATTTTTTCTAAACTCTACTTCTAGTCTTTTCAAGATAGATGATGGCACAAGTATTCGTGCATTTCTTCGAAACGACCAAAAAATTATCATTGGAAACAGTGGAACTGCTTCTACAAATGTTCGGTTTAACCGAGCTGGAACATCACTCCTCCAGTTGGTTTTGGGAAGTGATACGACTGCTGAGGGCTCATTATCCACCTCTCTTGCTCAGTTGTCATCTAGGGTAGAAAATTATACGGACGCGACTAAACCTGCGGCTGGAAATGCTGGTCGAGTTATCTTTTTATCTGACCTTGGTGTTTTCATGGGTGATAATGGTACCAGTTTCGCTTCTCTGGGCGGGGGTGGAGCAGGGGGCTCACTCAAATGGGTGGAATCCACGGGAGTGGCCCCTTTACTTGCAAATGAAGGAAATGTTGAAGTCTACAAGTATTCTTTAGCGGATGCTGGGACTCAAGCTCTTTATGCAGCGGTAAAAGTACCAACTTCGTATGTTTCTGGCAGACAAATATCCATGAAGCTTCCAGTGTACTCCGTTGATGCAAGTGGAACTTTCTTAATTCAAGCAGTCTCCACTCTTATTCGAATTGGTGTGGATGCGTACACTTCTACGACAAATCAAAGAACGACAACAAATGCAGCAATTACGGCTTCGGGCGCAAATCAGAACATTCCGCAGTCCGTATCGCTTGATCTAACTGATTCGACAGGTAAGATAAATGGCGTAGCTGTTTCTGGTGGGGATATGATTATCGTTAAACTTATTCGAGGTTCTGACACAGCGGCATCTGAGGTTAGAGCTTTAACATTCGCTTCGGAGGTAACACTGTCATGAGAAATTTATTAACTCTGCTCGCACTTTTGTTCTCATTTAGCGCAATTGCGCAAGTGAGCACAACAACTCTCAACCAGACCTTAGATAAAAACTATCTAACCAATGGTGGGTTTGAGAATGGAAAAATAGGATATGCAACATACAAGAATACAGCGCAAGCTTTGCCTGTTTCTGGTACTGGTGGAAGTCCATCGGTTACACTTACCGTATCCACAAGTTCTCCTATTGCGGATAAAGCAAGTGGTATTTTAACCAAGGGTGCTTCGAACCTTCAGGGTGAGGGTATTTCCTATAATTTTAGCGTGGAACCTGCGGCAAAAGGCAGCCAGCTTACTATTTCAGGTCTTTACCAGATTGTTTCTGGTACATACTCTGGTGGAACAAGCACTACTGATTCAGATGTTGAAGTATATGTGTACGATGTGGACGCAGGTCAGTTGATTCAACCTTCTGGGTACAAGCTAGACGGTGGGGTGACAGGACTTAGCTTCCCATACAAAATAAACGCAACCTTCCAGTCTAGTTCTTCTTCCACAAACTATCGGTTAATTCTTCATGTGGCCACGACCTCAACTGCTGCATATTCTTTGCGTCTTGACCAGATCAAAGTGTCCATGCAGTCCAAGAGTCAGGGACCGCCCATTGGGGATCTTAAATCATACACGCCTACATTTAGTTCCCCTTTTGGTTCACCAACAAACATTAACTTTACATATCGACGAATAGGAGATTCTCTTCATGTGATGGGGGTGTTCACTCCTGGGTCAATTACTATTGCCGCTCCTGGCAGTATTTCTCTACCTTCTGGTCTTTCAATTGATACCACAAAAATCACAGTAACAAATACGACTGCTTCTGCTGGTATGGAGGTTGGTTCCTGGTTTAATAATGCCGCTGCAAATAACGCTGGTGCAATTGTCGTGGCCCCAGGCACAAGTTCAAGTCTTGTGTATTTTGGTGTCAACACAAACTCTTCTGGGATGTTGATTGCTGGAAACGTAAATACCTTTATGACTGGTGGGGGTGTTGTTTCCGTAGATTTTACAGTTCCCATAGCGGGTTGGTCTGCCAACACCCTAATGTCCGACTCAGCTGACACCCGACCAGTTGTTTTTCACGGTCAGTCAACGGCAAATACTGTATTCACAGCCACAACG